CGCAGTATAATTTGAATCAATTTCAGTGTTATCTAACTCATCAATAATATCAGCTGGATAATACCAATCCTGTGTGTCAGAAGCATTATTGTTATTTAATAATCTAATATCAGGTAATGTTGGTAAGTATATTGAATCAAATCTTTTTTCTTCAACAATCTCAATAGTATCTCTAACCAATTCAGTGTTATTTAACATATCAATACCTGGTGTTGCCAAAATATTAATTATCGTATTTTCTGGATTTTCAAAGGTTTTTATACCATAAAGTGATGCATAGTAATCTGATGTACCAAAAGTTTCAGCATATTCCACAGAAGCAAATGTATCAAAACCACTTTGAATGAAACCAGTTCTACCTATTTTATACCCATCAGTATTCGTTCTTTGTTCTCTGTAAATATCCCAACCATCAAAACCACCAGCAAATAAAGCCGTGAATTTTCTAGTTTTAATGTCATGATATCTGTGACTTGTGTTACTAGCGATAACTGTTGCATCAACAAATGTATCTGCACCGCATTCAAAAACAAATTCACCACTTGTGTTTACAATAGTACTACCAGATATATCCATGTGGAAACCTTTGGTTTTTGTTGACCAATCATCACCGCTGTTATATGCACCTGTTACTGAGAATTTACCTTTAAATAATAACAAGTCACTATCAAAACCATATTCAGTATCGTTAAAACCTAAATAGATTTTTCTAACTTTATCACCACCTGGGAAATTTGTGTTTTCACCTGGTAAGTAATATTTTGTTTTGAAAGGAATCGAAGGTACTCCACTGTAATTTGATTGTGTTGAACCAGTACCACTAGTTCTAAACTCATAACCTTCAAAACCTGCTGGTACACCATCAACTGGTGCATTATCAGCCATTTCAATAACTATATAAGAACTCTTTAAACCATATTTATTATCTACGGTACCAATTTTTCTACCAATGTAATTATCTTGTGTTTCATCCATAGATAATGTAAAGAATCTCTCTAAAATAACTGGTGCTCTATCAGAATCGTTAAATGCTCTAACATAAAGATCAAATGTTTTTTTATCTAAGTCAGTGTTAGCGATTGATAGTTTAATTTCTGTATTTGCATTTCCACCATCAGATATTGAGATTGCTCTGAATAATCTTTGAGGTAAACCACCACGTAATTCTGAAACAAAAAACGGTGTTGTGGGTGATTGATATTGGAATTTATAATGATCCCAATTATTAACCGATAAAATATCAGCATATAAACCTTTAATTGTACCATCATTAAAACCTTTTATCAATGTTGCACTATATACATCCTCACAGAATAGGTAAGTATCTTTATCTGAAGCATCAATACCCAGAACATTTTTAATAAAGTTTTTCTTATTTTTATCTAATGAAACTGTATATGAAAAACTAGTACCATTTGCTGAAACACCTGTAATATCAAATGTTGCTAAAGGATTTGTGATTGCGGCATCAAATTGTGAAACACCAATCGATGTACCAGTAATATCGTATATTAATTGATTTGTTATATATCTACCTCTACTTTTTAAAGACGCTATGGTTTTTTTATGATTTGTTAAATTTGGTGACGCATCATAATCATAAACAACAACTCTTGTTTTACCTGTGTAGGTATTAACACTAATTGCTGCCACATCATAATTATATACAGCAAAAGAAGAGTGTTCAAACTTATCTGTTGTTTCATTAAATGAAAATTCATTTTCTAGAATGTAATCTTGCCTAGTTTCACCAGCTGGTAATTCGTAAGCATCAACAAATGTTGTTGTACCAGTAAATCCTGTTATTAATGATTTAATGTTATTTTGAATACTAGTTTCTTCTGATGTTTCTAATAAACCCCAATAAAGAGAACTTGTCTTACCTGTTGTATTATACCAACCATCAGCTGTACTTGTAGTAAAAAATGTATCATAATCCCCATCAAATTTAGTTTTAGCTACACCTGTTAAAGTTGCTATTTGATCGATAATTTCAGTAGAAGTACCACTCACAAAAAATGTACCAGCACTAGTACCAGTTGTTGTCATTGTAAAAGTATAATCAGTTGATGTACCTGTTGTTGATCCAGTATAATCCAATGTGGTGTCATCAAGAGACCCCATAGTTCTAATTACATAACTCATACCAGCATCATAACCAGAAAGACCCAACACACGTGTTACGAATAATTGATTTGATTGACTTAAGTATGATTTTGCTATATATGGTAATTCATATTTAACAATTTGAGTATTTTTAAATTTTTCAGGACTAGTACCACCAAAAGACACTTTAAACTCATCATAATTTCTAATGAATATTGGTTGGAACGCAGGGCCTTTTTTTGTTTCGCCAACGAGACCCAAAGTTGTAACACCGATTGTTTCAGTTGTAAATGTTAAATCCTTTTCTGATGTGTAAACACCAGCTGATGCATAAATTTTGTTTGCCATATTTTAATTAATTTTTTTATTTTTTATTTACGTATTACCTAACAATAAATATCTATAACTTTTTCAAAAAACTATTTACTTTTTAAAATATTTCATTTAACGAGTAATTTCTGTTACAGTGAAAACTTTATTAATACTTGGTTGAACTTCAAAATCTTCTGGATCTAATATAAAACCTTGTAAATTAAAGGAATATAACTGAATATAAAATCTTTTACTATTCAAATCACTTAATTGACTTTCATCTGATGTATCTTCTAAAATCATTGGTATATAATGACCATTTACCACAGTATACGCCTGTCTACTCTGAAATTCTTTTAAAACTATTGAATTAAACTTATTTAAATCAGCTTGTCTATAGGCTAAAATCCTAACATCATAGTTTATATCAATTGGTATTGGTTGTGGTATTTTATATATATCCATACCTTTTCTATTACCATCCCAGGTCGGTACCTGAGCATATGTAAACATTTTACCTTGTGGTATATTATAAATTAAAGACGGGTTTGTTCCTGGTTTTGTGTTTGGTTGTCTTACAATATTTATTAAAGGTAATTTAACATTTTTATATTCATCCGAAAATTTCCAAGTTTTACTAAATTCATTCCATTTTTGAATACCCATCATAAAAACAGGTACTTTAGCGCCATTAAGTGATAATGATAAGTTATTTGTAATAAATTCTTTAAAACCAGCATCTAAATCAACATGTACAATACCTTTAGGTAAATAAGTGTCCTTATCAATTATCATGTCTTTCATATTTTCGGCAGCGCCACTTTGCATTGAATAAGGATATTCAATATTTTCTCTCTCTCTAGCTAAGTTAATTTTCTTTTTATAAGTTCCAGGTAAAGCCATAATTATATTCCATTAAATTGATCAGGATCAACTGTAACACATTTTACTGTTGTAAAAAAACTTTTATAACCATATTGTGTGTGTGCGTTATCCGCGTTTATTTTACCATCATCAAAAACTTCAAAATATTTTAAATTATCCTCTCTGTCGGAATACCCAACAATATCACCATAAGATATTTCAACATTTTTATCCTCAAGTTGTTTATTTAAAATATTAAAAGTTAGATTACCGTATTCTTGATATCTCAAAGTACCAACATCACCATAAGTTTTGTTTTCAGCTTCACTTATACTTAATAAGACTTTTAACTCAACTGGTGGTAAAAATCTAGTATCTTTTGCATTACTTTCGCCATATATATCACTACTATTACTGTGCTTTCTATCAATCCTATATAAAACTACTGTAAAATTAGCATCACCTTCAATTAACTCACTAGCCATATCAATTTCTAAATCAAAATCTGTATCGTCATAGAATCTATTTAAGCGCGTATTTGGTATCCTGTTTTTACGTTCCATAGTTATTTTATATATAAATAGTTATATTAAATACTATATTGACTTTTTGCGAAAAATTTACTATTATTGTAATAAGATATGATAGATTATATAATAGAATATTGTGAAATTAGCGAACCCGAAAAAACATTTATTGGTGAAAAATACAATGAATGTTTAATTGGTATTTCACATATAGCAAACGAAGATTTCAGTCCTGCTTACAATTTAAATAAAGTTATTGAAATAATTATGAACGATAACAAATTTAATGAATCGGATAGCATTGAATATTTTAATAAAAATATTTTAGATAAATTTAGTTCGGTTTCTTTTTTATATTTTATTAATGGTGATCGCGATAATTTATCTAACTATAATATCGATATGTTATTTTTAGATGGTTATTCAGATGATTGTTTACTTGGTGTAAGATTTAAACAAAATTCTGAAATTGTTGCAGCTTATGATGATTCGGCATGCATCCAAAATCTAATATCAGATGGTATGACTGAAGAGGATGCCTATGAATATTTTGAATACAATACTCGTGGCGCATATTATAATAAAAATACACCAGCTATAATAACGTTACTTTAGTGTGATACCAATAGAAAGACAAGCTTTAGATATTCTAAAAGAATATAATGGTATAAATGATTATATTTTAGATCTTAAAAAAGATTACCTAAAAGGTAAATTAACTATAACTAGAAATCAATCAATCTATGTAATTAGACATCATCAAGTACAACCAAAAATTGTTAAAAAGGTTGTGGAAATATATAGACCTTGTCAAGTGTTTATTCAAGAACAATTAAAATTAGAATTTAGACCAGAAAAAATATATATTGATAAATTATTATCAAGAAAAGATGATATTTTACAAATATGGGGTTGCTTTGGTGATAATTGTGATAACCATCAAGTTATTTTTATACCTAAAGAATGTGTAAAAAAAACAAAGGAAGTACCCGTCTTGGATTTTAGTAAATACGAAAGAGAACCAAAACCACATCAAATCACGGCTATTACAGAATTGCTTAGACATGAGAAGTTTATACTAGCTGACGATATGGGTTTAGGTAAATTTTTAGACAATGAAACTTTGATTTACACACCTTTAGGTACAAAAAAAATGGGTGAAATTATTATTGGTGACGAAGTGATTGGTTCTAACGGTAAATCTTGTAAAGTTATTGGGGTTTTCCCTCAAGGAAAAAAAGAAACATATAAAATAACATTTAATGATGGTTATTCAATATTAGCTGGAGATGAACATTTATGGTCAGTATCATCACCTAATTATGGAAAAAATACAAAAAATGAAAGACGTAAAAAATCATTAATTTTATCAACAAAACAAATGTATGAGGGTGGTAAAATTAAAGTAAATGGTGAAGGATATAACAAACACAAGGATTATGAAATAGAAACCTATTACAAATCACCAAACGGAAATAACAAATGGCAAATACCTATTGTC